TGCTAATTTGTTTTTACTTTTATAAGCATTTAATTGTGATTTAGTTACATCTCCTTCATATAGAATATTAAATTGTTCTCTATATAACATTACAGCTCCTAAAGCTCTAACACGGTCAAAGTTATCATCAATATTATACAATGATAATTCTCTTAATAAAGCCATAGCACGTAACTTTGAAAGGTTTGTAACACTTACTTCTTCAATCTCACCGTCTTCTTTTTTTACAACCACTGTTTTCGGTTTGGTTAACCACGTTCTAATTAACTGATTTGCAAGATTGTTTAATCCAACTGTAGCGGTATATCCTTTCGCACGATTTCCGTATGTATCTGGTTTTACTAAATTTCTATCTTTCAAATAGTCTGGTGCATTTGCTAAAAATTCTTCAGCACATCTCCTTGAATCAAAATAACTATAATAACCCTTCTTATTGTTTTCTGCAAGTATTACAGCATGATAAAACAATGCTATAAGTCTGACTCTTTCATAACAGTCATCAGCATAAGCAAATCTACCGGTCCATTCACAAGCGATTTCATCAGTCCATAAATCTAAAACAAATACGGAATTTAAAGAAAGTGTTGAAGAAGCAGCATCATCGTCTATTGGATCATAGCCTGCTATATATAGATTTCGATATACCTTGCCGTCCTTGTCTTTCTGGGGCATTTGATAAAATTCTATTGCTCCTTCAAGATTATTAAAATCATTTGGTAACGGATATACTCTAATAGGTTCTTTTGACGACATTACGTATTTTACAGTACCGTCCGATTGTTGTACCAAATCACCAGTTACAATCTCATTAAGCATATTAGGATTTTGCTGTAACTCATTGATTCTTTCATTAATTTGAGCAGTAGGAAAAAAGTTTCCTTTAGCTCTTAATATAGCTTCCTGTGGAACAATAGGATGCTCTGCAATACGCTTTGTTAAAGCGTTTAAGTCATTACCAGAATTACTCTTTATGTAAAACCTATCTTTTAATATTTCAAGTAATGCTCTAGTAACATCAGAATTACCGTTTTCGTCATAACACCCTTCGTTGTTTATATATGCAGGAAAGAAGTATGAAAACGTTTTACCACCTTTACCGCGTATATCATATATGTTTGATAAAGCTTTTATATGATAACCCTCTGGATGATACATCATTTTTGCAAGTGATTGAAAGTCTGATTCTTCATCACCAGATGTACCATACACTATTATTTGACCAAATACTCTTCGTAAATCACCCTGACCTTGCTCTACAGATGGTAACATATTTGACCACACTGAATCCAAGCCTTTGAATTTACCAGCTTCCTCAAGAACATATAACACAGCACGTGTACCACGAAGTTTCTCAACATCATTTTTTGATGTAATACCAACTACAGAATTACAAGTACCAACGTTACCATATACAAGATCTTTATATCCAGCAGTCCACATCATATCGTTTAAACGATTGACTAGTAATTCTCTGCCGGGCCATTCTGTCTTCTGTGATAAAAAATCTATATCATGTTGAAATTTATCAAGTGTTTGGTCTCCAGCAACTAAGAATTTCTTTTCTGATGCTGTTATATAACACGTACAACCTTTATTATTTTCTGGTGTTTCTCCTAATTTAAATCGTTTGGTAAGCATTGCTGCAGCACCATAACTTTTACCACGACCACGACTTGATAACATACAACCGTGTTCGCCATCTTCTCTGGCTTGATACAAATAATGAAAATACCAATATGAGCCATCCCATGTTTTTGGCATCTTGTAAAGACGTAACGCCTTTTTACTTTTTTTCTTTGTATTTACATCTTGTTCAGCAAGTTGCATCTCTGTATAATTCCAATAGAAATATAAATCTCCAGGAATCCATTCACCATCTGATGGTCTTACCATTCCTTCATGGCATCTCCTTATTTCCTCCTTCACCCATTTATAATATTCACTATTGGGATTAGGATTTGGTTTTAAATCAGTATAATATCCGTGCTCTTCAAAAAAGATTGCAGTCCTTCTAAAATAATCCATATTCTCAAGAATATGAGGATGTTCCAAACTAACTGTAATTTTGCCATTCTCATCTTTTGGTAAATCACAAGCACGTTTCCTATCTTTTGATGTTAACTCTTGTATTAATGGTACTCCATAAAAGAATTCCCAAAAGTCATCTTGTAGTTCTTGTGGATAACTTTCAAGATTTAAATCTTTTATTGGGG